TGGGTTACGCCCAATCAACGGTGTGCCTATCTTTGAAGATGGTAACATTAGCATTGACAGCAGTGATGATGCTGTTGGTGTTATCGCAGACAGGTCTGCATTAGGTGTTCTCAAGTCTGTTGATATGAATAAAGAACAAGACCGAGACATCTCTTTAAGAGCAACAGAGGTAGTTATTACCGCTGACTATGGTGTATTTGAGCTTGACGATAGCAAAGGTGTTGCTTTAACACTTGATGCTGGTACACCTGCAACAAGCTAATAAGGAGACAGTATGAGTTTTTCAACTAAGGAAAGAACAGAGCTTCGAGCTGAGCTTGATAGCGTAGGATATAACTGGGATTATGTTGATTCGTGGCCTGCAAAGACTACGTTGTATCGACATAGAGCTCAGAAGAATCCTCAAGGTGAAATTGTTAGCGATGTAGGAACGTCTATCTCAGGGGTTCCTGGGCAACCGTCCTACATAAGAAACAAAGCTAGGCAAGGTTTACTTGCATGGCCGCCATCTGAATCATGTGAATGTCGATGGTGCTTAGAGTCTCGAACAGAAGCTGGTAAAGGAAAGAGGACAATGGGGCCTCATTTTAAAACAGAAGATAGTTAGGTGTAACGATTGACCGAGCCTAACGAATTATTTTATCGGTTGGTCTCAGGGCTAGACCCTGTACAAAATAATAGGAGGATGATATGTCATTCCCAAATGTAATTACAGGCCATTATGGCATGGAAAAAGAGACCACATCGTCTAAGAAAAGACGCTTGGGTACAAAGATGGTTCTTCCTGATGGTAGAACATTCTATTATGGATATACTGGTGAAGCTATTACCGCAGGTAAAATTGCTATGGGTAAAGCTACTTCATCAGGTCACATCAAAGACTTAGTTATAGCTGCAGCAGTTTCTGCTAATGCTTCTGGTATTGGTGCAATCACAGTAACCAACGCTACAACAGCGATTTCTGGTTCTGAATATTACACAGGTAGCAGAGGTGATGTCGGAGACTATGAAGACGGTTATATCTTTGTTAACGATGCAGCTGGTGAAGGTCAAGTATGGCCAATATGGAGACACTCTGCAGCAGGTACTAGCGGAACTTTAACCATTGACTTGTTTGAAAACGACTTTGTTGCTACAGCATTAACCACTTCTTCCGAGGTTGGTTTAGCTAAAAGCATTTATGCAGCAGCAGAAGTTTTTGATGTAAACGATATTGATGGTGTTGTTGTCGGTATACCACCTAGAGACCTTTCATCTGGTTACTATGGTTGGTTTCAGACTTCTGGGCCAGCAGCAGTATTAACCAACGGAACGGTAGTTGTCGGTAAGAACATGATGACAGGTTCTACTACTGACGGTTCTGGTGATGTTATGGCTGATGACTCCAGTGCAGAATTCCTCATTGGTGGTGTTATCAATGTAGGAGCAACCACTGAATATTCATTGGTAGACTTACAAATAAGAGCATAAACAGGAAACAATAATGCAAAAGGAATTATGGACTCCACAGGGGACAGTACCACTAGGTTCTTCCCCTGTAGGATACAATGCGGAAACAGGAAGCCAAATAACCAGGCATACACTTTTAGTGAAAGCCAAGGATGATTTTGGCAAAGAACACGCTACTAGGATTATTGTCTTAGCTGACGGTGATACTAGCAAAGCTCACATAGAAGAAATGATGGGAAAGGCGGCCGAATCCTTTAAAGACCAAGTGCGTGAAAAGTACAGCAAACGACCGCCTACTGCCCAAGAAAGAAAAGATATAGGAAAAGCGTTAAATGAAGTGCGAAAGCATATGCGTAAGCGTAATGAAAGCACGACAGGAAAATTATATTTCTAGGAGGAATAGGAAATGGTACAAGAAAATATAGACATTCAAATAACTACATCCGACATTCAAGGAGTTATGCAAGAAGACCCAAACGTGGCACTGAGAATTCAGAACAAAGCTCTGAACCGAGTATCGCTAGGTCTACAAGAAGAAAATGCAAAACTTAAAGCAAAGATTGCTGAACTTGAAGAAGGGGATAATAAAAAAGCAAAGGAGAAATGATATGCCTAAAGTAGGTAAAAAGAAATATCCGTACACTCCTAAAGGTATGGCTGCTGCCAAGAAAGCATCTAAAAAAACTGGTAAGAAAATGGCCAGAAAGAGGTACTAATATGGCAAACAGAAAACCTAAAAAACTAACAGATCAAATGAAAAAGCGTTTAAAGGATCCTGGTTTTTTTATAGCTGTAAAAAAAGTAAAAGCAGATAAAAAACGAACACAGCGCAGATAAGGATAAACTATGCCAGCTACACAAGGAAGAACATTAAAACAACTTCGGCAGGCAGTAGGCTTTAATTTAGGAGCTTTACACACAGGGACTGCTTATGACGCAGGCTCAAATACCACATTGATTTCACTATCATTTGTTGGTGGAGACGATACCTATAACGGAAAGTGGGTTGCTGTTGCAGACGCTAGTAATTCTGATAGTACAGAATTTAGAATCATTAGCGACTACACAGCATCTGCTTACAGGGCAACCTTGCAACAACAGTTGTCTTTTGCTACAGCTGCTGGTGATAGCTACGAGGTATGGGATGAGCCATACAAGCCTGAAACTATAAACGAATTTATTAATCAAGCGATCGTAGATTCTACAGGTAAGGTATACGATCCGATAGAAAACATATCGCTTCATGGAGATGGTAAGCAAACTCGATATGATATACCGTCAGGAATATCACAAATATCCAAGATAGAGTATCGTAACAAGATTAGCTTTACCAGACTACATGATTGTGGTTCAACGTTTGATGAAAAGACTGATAGTGATTTTACTCAGTCTTTGGACACTAAAGATAAAAAGCAAGGAACACAAGCCTTGAAAATGGTAATCGCTTCTGGAGCTTCAGCAGGCGATTTCGTTACAGATTCAATAACCTCTAAAAATATTAGTGGGTATGATTACATAGAGATGTGGGTTAAGAGTACCGTAGCTACAAGTGCTGGTAATTTAAAACTATTGCTAGATGACTCAGCTTCATGTGCTAGTCCACTGGAAACTCTAAGCATACCTGCACTTACAGCAGATACCTGGACTTTTGTCAGGATGCAACTGTCTACTCCAGAATTAGATACAGCAATTATATCCGTAGGTTTAGAGTATGACTCTGACCTTGGAGCCTGTACTGTGTGGATAGATGACATTGCTGCAGTCAAAAATGACACAGCAGAGTGGTCTACGCTAGACAGAAGACTATGGAAGATAGACAAAGAAGCAAGAGATTTAATCTTACTTAGAGATGGGCAAGATGCTTTAGGGTATTCGCTTATTAAAATTGTAGGTGGAGATAAACCTGCAACCTTATCATCTGAGACAGATACGACAGAAATACCAGAACGGTACGTCATAGCATTTGCGACAATGAGAGCATTACTTGCTAACTCTGGTGGTGCGTCAACAGATCCAGATGCTAAAAGACAACTAGCAGCATACTGGGACGGAGAAACCAATCGAGCTAAAGCTAGTTTTCCTATGCTAACTAATGTAAGGACTGTTGATTAATGCCAGCTAAAGTTGTAGAAACAAACGAAATATCTCTTAACGGAATATATTATCCGATTACTCGGCCTGTGCGTTCCACATTAGCGTCTATATATCCCGCAAAAATTGTTATTGGAGACACTGATAAAGACTCCGACCCTAGATCATCTGTTGTAGGGTGGAGTGACTGGCGTGGAGGTATAGGTATTAACCGAATGGAAGGCGCTGCAGATGTAAACCGAGCATGGTTTAGCACCTGCCAGCTTCGATACAAAAACCATTTAGTATTACCTCCATTAGCTACAGAAACAGGAACTTCTGATAGTACGCCCGCACATGGTTTGGGCCAAACTACTATAGGAGCGATTGAAACATTTAAAAATGAAGTATATGCTTTTTGGAATGGTGGCTCTGGAGCCACACCAAAGCTATACAAATATGCCAATGGTAGTGATAGTTGGGGTTCGTCCGCGATTACTACAACTAATATTACAGATGCCGTTACCGATTCTATTGTGTGGACAGTAGAAGGTGGCACATCGTACCTTGTGTTTGCACATTACGATAGTGGAGGGTCTGGATATTCTTATTCAACAGATGGAGCTTCTTGGACAACAGATTCCCAAGACACACAATTCTTGACGGTATGGGACGGAAGGTTGTGGGGAATATCTAACGCAGGCCAGTTGTGGCATAGCAACTCTCCAGGGACAGAAGAGTTAGATGCTATGCTCCCTTTACCCGATGATAGCGTTACCAGTCTTTTTGTGTCTCGTAACGCCGCAGGGGCGCCTATTATATATGCCATGACTACTGAAGGTTTGTTTGCACACGATTCAGACAATATGAGATGGGATGCCACAGAATTAGAATTGCCTATCCATCCTGATAACGGTAAAGGTTCTACAAGATGGAGGGATTCTGTATACATTCCTTCTGGTAACGGAATATACAAATACATTAATGGTAACAACTCAGCTATTGTAACTATCGTTGGCCCAGACAAAGATGATGGTATGCCTTCAGGTAAACGGGGGTCTATTCGCACTATGGCAGGAAGCCACAACGAGTTATTGATAGGTGTTGATGCCCAGACAGGAGCAGACCCTGTAAGTTATGACGCTGTATCAAGGCAATGGCAAAGCCATGTTGGTTCTCCAGTTATGGCATCAGACTCAGGATACAGTACAATCCTAGGTTACAACGAATTAGGCTGGGAAGTTAAATGGATGTCAGGTACTGTAGGAGAAACTGTTGATCTTCTTCACGTTAGTACAGCCTATAACAAATATAGGTTATGGTGGGGTAGTGGTGGCTCAGTATATTTCATGGATTTACCTAAAGATATTATTAATCCTAGTGAAGTGGATGACTTTCCTTACGGAACTTCTGGTGTTCACGAGACACCCTGGTTCAATGCAGGGCAGAGTGAAGTGGATAAGCTAGCTTTAAATCTAAAAATAGAATGTTCAGGGTTGTCAGCTAATGAAACAGTTTTAGTTCAGTATGCAACAGACTATACAGAAACCTACACTACGGCCGTTACACTTAACAGCACAACTATGGGAGCGTCTGCAGGAACCTATACATACACATTCCAAACAAATGATCTGGACACAGGATTATCATACAGATCTATTAAATTTAAATTAACATTAAGCAGATCTACTGCTACAACTACAGGGTTAGAAAAATACAATACTCCAGATGTTATTAGCACAACACTAACATGGAGAAAGAAACTTCAAGCTAAATGGGGGCATACGGTTGAGGTAGACTTAAACAATGTTTATAAAGGAAATAAACCTATAGATTTAAGAAAAAAGTTAGTAGAAGCAATCGAGTCAGAAACATTAGTAGAATTTACTTTTAGAGATGATAGCGGAGGTACACGAAACTACTATGTAGACGTTACTTCTGCACAAGGATTAGAATTTACAGGACGAGACGAACGAGGATCCACGATGATAAGCGTGGTAGAACCATAGGAGATATATATGAGAACAGTATTTGGTGTAACGAATGTCAGTAGTGCTGGAACAGCAGTACAGCTTAACAATGCTACTAACAGAGTAAAGTACATAAAAGTTAAAGCGTTAGCAGGTAATTCAGGGATAGCGTATGTGGGAGCATCAGATGTTTCTGCTACAGCTAACTCTTATGAATTATCAGCAACAAATGAAATAGAATTAAACTTTGGAGAATTTGGAGGATCGGTTCCAGCTAACGTGTTTTATGCAGATACAGCATCGAACAATGATAAAGTTTGTTGGACTATGGTCTTAGAAGGATAAAATGACAACACAAAATATAACAGAAGCTCCTCCAGGATGGCAAGGAAGTTTGCCAGAATACATAGCGTACACAACATTCGAATCTTTTGGGTTGGTTCCTGGAGAAGATTTTACATACCAATCAAAGGTAATGGGTGGTCGTATGGATAAAGGTGGACTAGTGTTAGATTTTGAGTTTACAAATCCTCCAGACCTAGCTGTTAATATCCAAGGAGTTTATTATCACTATGAATTTGGTGTAGAAACACGAGGGCGAGATGTTATGACTAGGCAACAAGTTGTAGGGCAAGGAAAAACCTTGATATTCATTGACGAAGATGACATCTTGACAGATGCGCGTTATTATTGTAGAGAAGCACTTAGATATAGAGACCACAGCCGAATGGCAGGAGGGTAAAAATGGCAGTTAATTTTAGAGGATTGCTTTTTGATGATTCAGGAAATGCAATCCAAGGGGCCACGGTCCAGCTGTTAGATCAGTCAGGTACGCAAGAAGCGTCCACTACTACTGACAGTAATGGCTTGTGGTACTTTAATGAATCCGATGAAGATAACTACGATGTAAAGATTACTCGTGGTACGCAGATAAGATATATTCAGTGGGATGACCAGATATCTATTAAAGAGATAGACGTTAGAAACGATAGTGCCGCTGGAACACCAGCAGCTACATTCACTAACACCACAAATAGTGCTAGCAATCAGGTAGCAAACTTTCGAAATCTCAACACTACTAGGGCAGATGGAGACGAAATATACCTTTCCTTTACCTTGGTAAATGACAATGCAGAGTTAACAGAATTTGCTCGTATAACTGCCGAAGCTAATGATGTTTCCAATGGTAGCGAAGATGGTGAGATACGATTTAGTATTATGAAAGCTGGAACACTGACTACTGTATGGACGCTAGATTCTAGTGCATCAGGCAGTGTGGGATTTGATATGAATGTCGATGCCTTGACCATAGGGTCTGGGGCTGACACTGACGTATCTTTAACATTTGATGCTAATAGTGCTGATGGTGTTATTACATGGATGGAAGACGAAGATTACTTC